CACATTAAAGAATTAAAGCTATGCTGTTCGCAGCTAGCATTTGTACATGACGAATTACAGTTCGAGTGCGACCCAGACCATGCCAAAGACCTTTGTTCATCCTTGGTACTTAGCGCTACAGAAGCTGGAGAACACTACAACATGCGCGTCCGAATCGACGCAGAAGCAACCACCGGAAACAACTGGAGTGAAACCCACTGATGAAGACGTGTGAGACTTGCGGTCTTACAAAAGATCGAAGTGATTTCTACTTTCACCCATCATTAAAAGATCAACTTCATAGACATTGTAAGTTATGTCATAATGAAAAAATGAGGGTAATAAGAGAAATTAAAAAGAATGCTCCACCTAAACCTGAAAGTTGTGAGTGTTGTAAAAACCCAACAACTACATTTCACTGCGATCATGATCACATTACTGGTAAATTTAGAGGCTGGCTGTGCTCGCATTGTAACCAAGGTATTGGGAAGTTAGGTGACAATCTAGAAGGTGTAATCAACGCAGTTAATTATTTAAAAAAATGCGAAGTAAATTAATGGGAGGTACTGCATTCAAGAAGAATACCTCCAAAAAAACCCGACAAGGTAACGGGCAACACAGTAAACCCAAAGCTGGTAAAAAGAAGTATCGTGGTCAAGGTAAATGAAGCTGCTGATTGATGCAGACTACATCGTTTACAAATCATGTGCTTCTGCTGAACAAGACCTAGACTACGGAGACGATGTTATTGTTGTCGTCTCTAAGTTCTCCGAGGCAATGGCTAACGTAGAACGAGAGCTGATGAATATCCAATGTGAGTTCTTCAGTTCTGAACTGATTCTTTTCTTTAGTGACAGCATCAACTTCCGTAAGCTACTCTACCCTGACTACAAAGGACATCGCAACAGGAAGAAACCTGCTGGCTATAAACGTGTCGTCAATGCACTGAAGGAAAAGTATGAAGTTGTTATCATGCCAACGTTGGAGGCAGACGATGCACTCGGTATCTACGCAACCCAGTATCCTGACTGCGTCATTGTTTCCCCTGATAAAGACATGCGCCAGATTCCTGGACGACTCTATGATCTCAAAGAAACGGTCACAATCACCAAAGAAGAAGGACGCCGATGGCACTGGATTCAAACACTTGCGGGTGATCAAACCGACGGGTACGCTGGAGTCCCAGGCTACGGTGTTAAAACTGCCAAAAAACTATTTGACGAAAAAGGTTACACTTGGGACACCATCGTCGAAGCATTTGAATCCAAAGGAATGACCGAAGACGATGCCCTTCTCAATGCAAGACTTGCTAAAATCCTACAATGTGAAGATTATGACTTCCAAGGAAGAAAAGCTCTCTCATGGTATGCCTCCCCCTCCGATTATCGAGCTTACGATGGAACAGGAGTTTCAATTAAAGAAAATTGAAGGACTGCTAGAGAAAGCTAGCCGTGAGGACATTATCACTGTTTTCATGGCATTGCAAGAGCAGAACTATGTGCTCCAAAACAACGTCGCCAATTTGGTTAAGAAATGGTAAACAAATCACCGAGCCACTACACCCGTGGTTCTATTGAGGTGTGGGATTTTATAAGAGATCAAGACCTTAACTACCATTTGGGTAACGCCATCAAATACATCTGCAGAGCTGGCTACAAAGACAGCAAAACAGATGACCTCCGTAAAGCAATCCACTATCTAGAAAATGAGCTACAGCACACACTGCGAGAATCAGAGCCTATCGGATCAAGCGATCGAATTCCGCAACGCATATCAGGTCTCGAACTCTCCTTTGAATCGAGAGACACAGAAATGTTTGATCGATGAAGAGTACAAAGAGTTCTGTCAAGCTCATCGAAAGGAACCGAATCAAAACATTCTCAAGGAACTAGCTGATCTTGTTTATGTTTGCTATCAATATGCTGAAAACATGGAATGGGATCTCGATGAAGCAATGCATCGTGTCCACAGGTCGAACATGTCAAAGCTAGGCTTAGATGGTAAGCCAATCCGCCGCAGTGACGGCAAAGTACTAAAAGGACCTAACTACCAACCACCAACACTTAACGATCTAGTAAACTAATGACTGCCTCCACCATTGCCCGTACTGGGCGTGTTCAATCTTGGATTGACGACCCCACTTCCCGCCTGCCCGTATCTTGTACTGTATTCGTCGTTGAAGACGAAATGGAAGGACCTAATGGAATCGAAGCTAGCTGGAAATTTGTTAGTCATGCTCTGCGATATGGAGCAGGCTGCGCTGTACACCTGTCGAAATTGCGACCCAAAGGTGATGAAAATGGAAAGGGACTTGTTGCATCAGGTCCAGTATCATTCGCAAAAATTTACTCAACACTAAATGAAATCTTACGACGGGGTGGGGTCTACAAGAATGGCGCTGTTGTTTGCCATCTCGACCTTAACCATCCTGATGCTATCGAGTTTATTACTACTCCTAGATCGGAACTCCCCTGGGTTAAACGATGCATCAACATCACCGAAGAATGGTGGTACCAATGTGAATTTAAAGAACAACTCCTTTACGGAATTCGTACCGGAGACATCTGGCTCAACAAAGTAAAATATGACACAAAAGGAAACCGAATCCGAGGTAACGTCTGTCTCGAGGTTTATCTGCCATCACGCGGAACTTGCCTGCTGCAACACATCAATCTCGGTGCCTGTGACGCCCACGACATCCCAAAAGCTTTTGCTGCAGGTATGTCCGAGCTGTGCGAACTCCATGGTAAAACAGGTGTTGGACAGTCTGGAGAGTACCTGTCACCCGAAGTGGATCGACAAGTCGGACTGGGAATGCTCGGACTTGCCAACCTCCTTCGGCGGTACGGAGTAACTTACGCACAATTTGCAGATGCTTTGGAGCAAGTCAATGGAGGAGATGTGGTACCGTCAGCAGCCTATTCGCTGGCAGCTTACATTAAATCTGGCATTACAGATGCAGCCACAGTTGCTCGGAGCCATGATATGGTTCGAGCCTTTGCTATCGCACCCACTGCCTCCTGCAGTTATCGAAGCACAGATCTGGATGGCTATACTTGCACACCAGAAATCGCTCCACCTATCTCACAGACTGTTGATCGCGACAGCGGTACTTTCGGAGTACAAACTTACAACTATGGCGACGTAGAGATTGCATCCGAAGTTGGGTGGGATGTTTACAAACGTGTCGCTGATGGCATCATGGTGATGCTTAATTCTACGGGACTTCTTCACGGTTATAGCTTCAACTCTTGGAGTGATATGGTAACCTATGACAATGCGTTCATTGAAGAGTGGCTGGCTTCTCCGCAGACCTCCCTTTACTATTCGCTCCAAGTGATGGGAGATGTACAAGATAAATCTAGTGCATATGCTGCCCTTGAGGAAGCTGATGTCAATGAGTATCTTGAATCACTACTTTTTGAAGAAGATCTTACCTGTGATTGTCAAGAATGAATCCTTACGAAAAACTAATGGCGCGAAAGCGCAAATGGTCACCAGTTCAGACCACTGCTGGTACTTGCAGGGAGGGTGCGGAAGAAACAATCTTCCGTGCTCTTGCCTTGCGACATATGGAACTACCTGTGGGAGATTTTATTAAAGATGCCCTGGATAAAAGTGTTCCTGACTCCGCGCGTCGTCTTTTGGAATCCAACGTTACAGACGAGGAGAACCATGATCTCGCTTTGGGTTATATTGCAAATGCCTACGGTGTTGATGAGAAGGCTGAAAAGGAAGCCTTGGTACTCCAGAAAGCTTGGATCTCGCATCCAGATCACACTATTGCCAAAGCAATGGTTGCCGAGCGTGCAATTTTCTTCGTTCTTCTACCATTCTTCCGCTTTAACGGTGACGCTGGAATGCGTACGGTCAGTGCCGACATCAGTCGGGACGAGCAAGTCCATGTGGCGACGAACTCTCTCCTATGCAAGGAAATGGGGCTCGAAATCTCGCCGTCGTTGGATAAGCTAAGGAAAGCTACCATTAACTGGGTTATGCAGCCATTGGGTCAAAATACCGATAAGTTTTTGGACAAAAATTTTTGGCTAGATTCCTCAGACCGTCTAATGTATGAGGGCAAAGCGCCCGAACTTTCTGCCACCAAAGCAGCGCGAATGCCTGCATTCTTTGAGCACAGCAATGTCAACCTCCCATCCTACGCTTGATCTCCTTGAGTTGAAAGGGATGCAAGCTAATGCTATGATCCAGCAAATGAATGAGATCTTTCCACCCACCAACCCTACACCTGACGATACAATGGAAAAAATTATGTACCGATCCGGTCAACGTAGTGTCGTTGAGTGGGTCATTCAATATATGGAGGAAGGATAATGGCTCGTAAATATAATTTAGATGGCAGCTATTCTATCCGTAACAGCGAAGGGGAGACTAGAATTTTTCCAGACGGTAAAAAATTCTACATGAACATGGCTGGTCAGAAAGCCCTTCAAGAGTATTACAAATCTAATGCTTTTAACAGGGTACAAACTGGTACAACAACAAGACGAGAAAAGTATTACACTGGTCCTCCTAAAGCAGGCGGTCAAGGTTGGCAAACCAAAAAAGTAACCACCCCTACCTATGGTTACCTTCCTTCTAAACCTTTTCAAGCTGTTGCACCTAAACCTAAACCTGCACCTACCCAACCTAGCTACAAACCACAACCTATTGAGGGTCTTGTCAGTGCTAAGCTAGACGAAGTTATTAAAGCTGTGTCTGCACCTAAACCTGAACCAGCTCCTCCACCAGCTCCTCCTAAGATCCTGTTCTCTGGATCAACACCACTTACTGCTAGTCCTCTACAAATTGGACCTGCTAATCCAAGGTCTTTGGTTGGTGGCACTAGTAAATTTAAACGACAAGGTGGTGTTAATAGTCAATTAAAAATTAATCAATCAGTTAACGTCTAATGAAAGCTAAAGCTAGATACGACAGTCTCAAAGCCCATCGTTCTCAGTTCTTGCTCTCAGCACGTCAAGCTGCGGATCTTACTCTACCTTATTTGATTCGGGACGAAGAAGATTGGACTAAAGGTACACGAGTTCTCAAAACTCCTTGGCAATCAGTTGGTGCTAAAGGTGTGACCACCTTAAGTTCTAAACTAATGCTTGCTTTGGTACCACCACAAGCCAGCTTCTTTAAACTTCAGTTGGATGAATCTCAACTTGGAGAAGAGTTCCCACCTCAAGTAAAAACAGAGCTAGACCTTTCCTTTGCTAAAATTGAACGAACTATCATGGAGTCTATCGCTGCTAGCGATGACCGTGTAATCATTCACCAAGCATTGAAACATTTGGTTGTCGCAGGTAATGCGTTGATCTATATGTCTCCGAAAGGTCTTAAGATGTATCCGTTGAACCGGTACGTTGTTGATCGAGATGGCAACGGTAACATTGTTGAGATTGTTACTAAAGAAAGGGTCTCAAAAAAATTAGTTAAAAAATTTTTCCCAGAATACAAAGAGCCTGTACCTAACTCACCTGGTGATGATTACAAATCTCCTCATCAAGATGATGAGTGTGATATCTACACCCATGTGATGCGGGAGAACAACAGGATGGTTTGGTATCAAGAGATTGATGCTAAGATTCTTCCTGGTTCTGCAGGTAAAGCACCAATTGAGGCTAACCCTTGGTTGGTGTTGCGATTTAACCATGTAGATGGTGAAGTCTATGGTCGTGGACGGGTAGAGGAATTTATTGGTGACCTTAAGTCCCTTGAAGCACTCTCTCAGGCACTCGTAGAAGGCTCTGCAGCAGCCGCAAAGGTTGTCTTTACTGTATCCCCCTCAAGCACTACTAAACCAGCCACGCTGGCGCAAGCAGGCAACGGTGCTATCGTTCAAGGAAGACCTGATGACATTGGTGTTGTTCAAGTCGGTAAAACTGCTGACTTCCGAACAGCACTAGAGATGTCTAACATCTTGTCTACTCGTTTAGCAGAAGCATTCCTTGTGCTTAATGTTAGACAGTCAGAACGTACTACTGCTGAAGAAGTACGCATGACGCAGATGGAATTGGAACGTCAACTTGGAAACCTATTTTCCCTGTTGACTGTTGAGTTCCTTGTTCCATACTTGAATCGTAAACTCAATGTTCTTCAAAAGACTGGAGAGATCCCACGTCTTCCTAAAGATGTAATCAAACCTACTATTGTTGCAGGTCTTAATGCTCTTGGTCGTAGTGCAGACAGTGAAAGCTTGATTAGTTTCTTGACTACTATCTCACAAACTATGGGTCCTGAAGCTCTTCAACAATTCATCAATCCAGAAGAGGCAGTCAAACGATTGGCAGCAGCTCAAGGTATTGATGTTCTGAACCTTGTTAAATCTATGCAAGAGGTACAGCAGTATCAAGCACAACAGATGCAACAAGCTCAGCAAATGGAACTTACCAAACAGGCTGGTCAGCTAGCATCAGCTCCAATGGCAGATCCCACCAAAAACCCCCAAGCAATGGAGATGATGAATGGACAAAGCAGTCCCCAGGAAGCGCCCCCGCAAGAAGGCAGCGCCGAAGCCTGAAGTAATTACAGAGACTCATGAGGTAGAGCA